TTCCATCAATTCTGTATGGAGCTCAAAGGCTATGAAATTTATGATAAAAATAATGAAGTACCTAAATGGGAGCTATTCTGGGGTAATATTTCTATTTATGATATTTTTGGCAAAAATAGCTCATACACAATTAAAGACAGACCTCTTAATTTAATTACAACATGAAAAACATACACGTATTATCAACGAACAAACAAAGTAGGTTGTGGACTAATAATCTAAAAAGAAGACTAGAATTAGATGAATTTTATTCTAAACATCAAACCAATATTGCAAAAAACATCTACATTACTAATGATGAATTGATTAAAGATGATTTTAGAGGTTGGTTTATTGGTCAATGTGGTTTCCATAAAAAATGTGTAGATACGAAAATAATTAATAATGAATTATATTTGTTAGATTATTTAGGAAATACCGACAGGTTAATTTGGTGCAAAAAGATAACTCTAGCAACAGACCTAGATTTGATTGCTGATGGAGTACAAGCTATTGATGATGACTTTTTAGAATGGTTTGTTAAGAATCCAAGTTGTGAGTATGTTGAAGTTGAATCTTTAAATATTGGAGATGGTAAATTAGGTTATGTTATTTGTAAACCAAAAGAAGAATCTAAACAATCAGAAATAGAACAGGCATCAATAGAATTAGTGCAAGACGGAACTATTGAAGGGTATTATGACACTTTTGCTTATTATGAAAAAAAAGGATTTGTAAAGGGTGTTGAATGGCAACAAAAAAGAAGTTATAGCGAAGAAGAAGCTGGCGAATTAGTTTATAACATCATTGGAGAATATGCTAAAGAATATGGCATTACGATAGATGGTGCTAAATTAAATGATTTGTTTAACCAATTAAAAAAAACAATAATATGAGAAAATCATTCTTACAATGGCATTGCGAAAATGGAGGCGATGTCTGCCGAATTGATGGCTATTCACACGAAGAACCAAAAGCACCAAGAGAAAAAAACCCCAATTTAAAGCAACACAATTACAAGTTCATAAATCAAATTGAGGTAGTTGATGCAGAAATAGTTGTAAATAAGCAAAATAATTAATACTTTTACAAATTATGAGAAAGATAATATTAATTATTTCAATACCTTTGATGGCTTTTCAATGTGAATCAGATGATGTAGTAATACAAAACCAATGCACAACGTGTTTTAATGAAATTGTTTGGTTTAACAATGGTGTTGATACTGTATTGATAGAGCGTACAACAGCACCGATGTATAAATGCGAACGATGGGGTTTAAATGATAATTATGCAGCAATTCCAAATAGTGAGTTTTGGAGTAGATATAAATGCGAATAGGATGGCTAGACTAACAGAATATAATTTTGATTTATGTTTACTGATTTGCGAGGAAGTTGCAAACGGAGATAATATAATGCGTATTCTTGAAAAAAACAACAATTACCCTAGTTGGAGTACATTTAGACGATGGAAGCGTGATAATGAGGAATTACGAACGTTGTATATAAACTCACAACAAGACAAAGCCGAAGCCTTAGAAAAAGAAATGGATGATTATAGAGATATGCTTATATCAAAAGAAATTGACCCGTCAACTTATAACACTTTAGTACAGACTTTAAAATGGAAAATGGCTAAGTTTTATCCTAAAGTCTTTGGAGAAAAAACAGATATCACAAGCGGTGGCGAAAAAATACAATCAGCACCAACTTCGATACAAGTTGAAATAGTGAAAGCCAATGAAACTACAAGCGACAGCAGTATTTCAGAATAATTGGGATGCTTTACAATCAGGAAAATATAAATATATTGTCAATAGTGGTTCTTCACGGTCTTCAAAAACCTTTTCAATTATTCAAATATTCTGGTTATTAGCGTGGACCAAACCTCGAACTAAGCTATCTATATTCCGTAACACAAAAAAAGATTGTAAGGATACTATATTGCAAGATATGCTTAAGTATTACCCGACTTTGCCAAATTGGAACGATGTTGTTTATAATAAAACAGAAAGCACTCTTACTTTTCCAAATGGTTCTACTATTTTTATTGAAGGAACAGAGGATAGTTTGAAAGTTCACGGTTACCATTCGGACTATCTTTGGTTTAACGAGGTTTATAAAGTGCCTTTAGAAGTATTCAATCAGTTAGATATGCGGTGTACTACTGCCGTATTTTTAGATTATAACCCTATTGGCAGAATGTGGAGCGATGATTTAATGATACGAGATAATGCAATTGTAATACACTCGACTTTCAAAGATAATCCGTTTATTCCTTTAGAGCAAAAAAAGAAAATATTAAGCTATGAGCCAACACCTCATAACATACAACAGAAAACCGCTGATATTTATCTTTGGACTGTTTACGGTTTAGGTTTAAAATCAGAAAAACCAAATCGTATTTTTAAAGGGTGGGAGATTATCAGCGAAAAGATGTTTAACGATTTACCTTATACTAAGTATTATGGTTTAGATTTTGGAGCTTCTGCTCCAACGGCTTTAGTAGCAATGAAAACCGATGGTGATAAATCCTATTTCTTACATGAGATTTTATATAAACCACTTAACGAAATGGAAGGTACGTTATCAGAGGAACTTACTAAGTTAGGGATTGAAAAACATATCGAAATAATTTGTGACAGCGGAAACGAATTAAATCAGGGTGAAACTCGTAAACTTAAAAACGCTGGTTTTAATGTTATACAGGCTAACAAAGGTCAGGGGTCTGTTGTTTCTGCAATAGAAACGATGCAAAAGAGTAAAATATATTACACCGCATCATCTTTAAATTTACAAGAAAATTATGAGCAATACAGTTGGAAGGTGCATCAAGGCATTCAATTAGATATACCAGAAGAAACTAGGGAGGATTTAATTGATGCATCAAAATACGTTATAAAATGGTATTCAAAAACGAGAGGCTTAAGCTAATTAGAAATAAACACGAAAAAAATTGTTTATAATTAAAAAAAATGTTATAAGTTTGCAACAATAATCGATGTGAAGATGCATCGTACACAAATCGAATGAACGTAAATACTAACTTTTTAAGTAAAAGCCTTAGTCAATTAAGTTTGATTAAGGCTTTTTTTATTATATGACAAAATCATTTTCAATACTAGGGAGGGAGATATTTAGAGTTGAACGCAATCGTTTAGGAGAATTTACCTATTCGTTTATGAATAGTGATACTTTTCACGATAATGGAAAGTATTTAAAATTATCTTTAGAAAACCCAGTGTTAATGACAATCATTGCTTTGCGTTCAAAGATTTACTCACAAATGGAAATAGTCCACGTTGATAGCAACGGTAAAGAAATCAATAACAGTGAATTTGTAAAAAGACTTTACCAACCTAATTACTTTCAATCTAAAGAGGATTTCTTTTTTCAACAGATGTGGTTTTTGTCAGCTGCAGGAACTAATTACACACGTCAGTTCAAAGCGTTAAAATCAGATATTGTTCCAAGTGCATTATATAATTTAGTTCCCGACCAAATAGACCTTAACAAATCAAATGAATTAAGCGGGTTTATTTTCTCAAAGCAACAGATTGATGCAGTAGGAGAAAGAAAAATAAAGTACACTATGAACAGTACTGTTATTTATATTGCCTTAAAAGATATAATCCCTTTTTATGATTTGGCAAACGGTTTAACCGATAACAGTTTCATGCACTCGCAAAGTCGAGTTAAGGGTATTTTTAGAACATTGAATAACATCGACCAAAATATTAAATCAAAGAATATTAATTTACAATTTAGTCAAAAGTATTTAGCTTCTAATAAATCAGATGGCAACGAAGCTATAATACAAGAAAGTGACCGTGATGATATATTCTCAAAGATTGACCGCAAAAGTTTATCAATAACTAATAAAAACATCGATGTTAAACATTTGGTTAGTGACATGAAAAGACTGTTTTTAGATGAGCAGTTTAGCTCCGATGCTTTGACTTGTTTATTAGCTTTTGATATGAATAAGGATGTTTTAAACTTTTTTGGAAGCGGTGGTTCAACTTATGAGAATCAGGAGAAAGGTGAGTTAAGGTATCTACAAAACAGCATCATTACAACCGCAAATAATACAATGAACTCTTTTAGCTCACAATGGGGCTTGTTAGACAAAGGCGAAAGGTTAGTAGCTAAGTATGACCATTTAAATATAATGCAACCAGTAATAAATGAGAAAATCAAATCATTAACCGAGTTACAAAATATGATTAAAATAGGTTTAGAAAATCAAACTATCACAACACAAGAAGCACAAAGGATGACAAGCGAAATGATTAATACCTTAAAATTATGAGTACTAAATTAACACGTCAGGAAATAGAAAAGGAAGAACAAAGAAGTGAAGCTTTAAGATTAAAAAAATTAAAAGATAAAGCCTTGAAAGAGGGTAAAGAGATAAAAAAATGATTAAATCACACTACTTCCCTGAAAAGAATTACTCAACAAAAGAGG